ATATTGGCCGCTTGGTCAATCTTGCGCTGAATCAAGGTGTAGGCGGTCTTATCCTCCTCATTAACCCCCGAATCAAGGTCGGCAAGGCTAATGCCGGTCAAATCATTGATGTAGAGGCCGCTGATAGGCTCCGTACCTGGGTCGCAAAGACCGCGTATGCCGATGACATTATTCCAACAACTCATAAGGCAAAGTTACTAAAAATCAATGGCACAAGGTACAAAAAGAAAAGGGGATGCTTTCGCACCCCCTTCCCAAACTAAACCCAAGCAGAGATTAGTTGTTCACCAATCCATTGAAGATGTAGTTCACCTGAGACAGTTCATCGGTTGCGAAGAACAAGTCAGCAGGGAGGTCAACATACTTGTAGGAAAGACCCAAGAAGAACTTCCAGGTGTTGCAGTCCAACTGAGCGTAGTAGTCAAACTCAAGCCCGGTCTCAGGGTCAGAAATCGTACCCTTTTTGATGGATTGGTCATCAATTACGCGGATGCCGGATGCACCACGGAAAGCGTTGTAGCGAATCAACTGAACGCCACCGGGAGCAATCATTGCAAACTCACCCGTACCAAAAACGCTATCGGCCTTTGGTTCAAAGAAGAAGTAGGACTGAGCGTCCGAGTTCATCATTTGCTGAAGGTCAACGTTCACGGTAGCGCAGCAATGCGACTTGAGAGCCGTCATATACTTGTGAGAAAGCTCACCACCGATGAGGATAGGGCGATCCCAACCCTCGGCAAGTTGATACTGATAGGTCACATCGGACAAGAAGTCATCCAAGAAAACGCCTGTGGAGGTGTTTTTGGTCTTGGTGAGCAACTGAGTCCGAGCGGCATTCACTTGGCCTGAGCCTGAACCGGTGGGCTGAACGGGGAACTTACCGAAGTTAGCAGCGATGTAGCTTACGGCTTCGTTGTTCATAAACCGCTTGAGAGCCTGAAGGTGCATTGCCAACTGCCGAGCGATGTAGTTCTCGTCATTCTCACAACGAGGAGCCAAATCGTCAAGGCTGACCGACCACCTGCGTGAAGCACCGGTGGCAGGGTCAATGTTGTAAACGGTAGAAGTTTCACCGTAGGTTGGCCCTGCGTTACAATTCAACTCCGCAGAGGTTGAAGTGTCGGTAGAGGTCATCCGAGGCTGGTACACGACCTCAACCTGGCGGTAGTGGCCGTTCTTGGTGTCAATCTGGTTTTGGATGATACCAGATTCGTTCATCGGGGAGGTGATAGCCCGAAGAGTGTTGATGTGTCCGGGGAACATCGTTGGATCGGCATTGAAATAGCCATCGTCCAAACGACCTTGGATGTCGGGACACGATACGAAAGATGAAAAAGCGTATGACATTTTTTTGGAATGAAAGAAAGTTTTGTCGGCTATTTCTTGCCAAGCCAGGCACTATGGGGCTTATTGTCCCCCCGACACATCATCGTGCGCTAATCTCTTCTCTATGCTTCGCGGCCCTTGGGTGCAAGAACCGTTCGCGATTTCCTTCTTTTGTGCCAGAGGTCGTTGTCCGAATTGGCTCTTTGCCTTGCTTCCCGGCTTCTCCTGCCTTCTTGAGCATTTGAGCCTTGTCAGCCTCGGTGCGAACCAACTCTTCAGGTGTCAAATAACCGGTTCCCTTCTCGTTCTTGATTTGGTTTCCGCTCTTATCTGTCACCACCAACTTCCCATCCGACAATGCAAAGATATAACGCTCATTCAATTCTAAGTCAAAGCCCTTCTTAGCAAACTGATTGACCGAATCGCTCCACGCAAGGGATGACTTAATCTTCATCACCTCTTGGTTAATGATGTAGTTGTCAATGGCTTTCTGCGACTCAATCTCCTTCTGCTCCAACTTCTGCGTCAACTCACCCGCCAAGGTTTCGTACTCAACCTTCTGCCTCTTCAACTCAGCGAGTTGGGCTTTATATCCCTCATCGTCCTTGCCGGTACTCTTGGCCTGCTCCTTCAAGTCCTCAATCTGCGTATTGATACGCTGTTGGGCAACCTCAAACAGGTCGGACAGTTTCTTGCCCTTCACATCGTCCTCGGTCAAGTTGAAAGCCCTCTTGAACTTGGTTTCAAGGCTTCCGAGGGTCTTCCCGGTCACACGATTGCGGATGTCCTCATCGTCAACGGCCACCTCACGGGACACATACTTCTTCGCAAGTTCTTCCTTGAACTCGTCAAGGGATGCAAACTCTTTCTCTTGGTCAAACAGCCATTTGGCCATCTCTTTGGAATCTACGCTCATTTTCTACGGGTTTTAGTGGTTGGTGCTTCTTCGGTTGGGATTTCTTGGGGGAGCGATTCTTCAACCTCTCCCTCTTCGTTAATTTCAGGGGTCTGCTCCATCATTGTTTCAGCAGGCTGCGAAACAATCATTTCGGGTTCTTGTGCGCGAATCATTTGCCTGCGCTTCGGGGCTTCTTGGATTGGCTCAAAGACTTGGCCTTGAGGGTTCAAGTAGGCTTCATCCTCAATGCGGATGCCGTACTTTTTAAGGAACGCGGTGTCCCTTGCCGTTGCCTTGCTCAGCATCACGACTTGTCCGTTGGGCTTTATGCAACGAACCTTGACTTGGTTTGGGTTTATGTCCATAGTAAATAGATGGGTTTATGGTGCAAATATAAACAAAAATGGGCATTCAAACTTGCGGAACAAGCCAATGCCTACAACGATAGCCTCCCAAATAAATGAAAATGGTGGCCTCGTCCGTGCCGGGAATCTTGCCCTTCCAATCGCCCAACCTTCCCCACGAACGAATCGTTCCCTCATCAAAAACCTTGCCATCCCTTGACACGCAGAATGGTCTTGAATCGTTCACCAATCCACCGGCATATTTGAACCTCTTAACGCCCAAAGCCTTGCCCAAAGCGTAAGTGAAGGAGCGGTCAATCACCGCAAACATCGTGTCAGCAGTCAAGACTGCCATATTGAACAAGCGACCCTTTTTGTCAGGGCCACCGCCCACCATTATCTCGGTAATCCCTCCCTCCAAAAGCGACCGGGCCGAACCCGAAGCAATGGACGCAAGGACAAAGTTTCGGATATAAGCGTATAGATTCGTCTCAAGGTTGGTCAAATCGTCAAACATAGACCGCATCTGCTCCTCGTAACCGACCTCCGAAGCCGAGTTCACATCAAAGCTCAACTTGTCGTAATACTGTTTGGTCAAGTCGGCCTGCGTGTCAATCTTTTTGGCCAAAAACACCAACGCATCGTAATAACTGCTCCGCGATACGGCATCCTTAAATTCGGCCATCAGAGCCTCTACACGGGCGTAATTGTCGGTGGTGGATAGGAGATTGCCTTCGGTGTCGTAGGAGAGCCTGGAGAGCATTAAAAGGAGCAAAACGAGCAGTTCATCCTGCGACTTGTCCACCTTCTTGCCAAACTCTTCTCCAATCGTGTCCAAGCCTTCCTGCTTGGAGGCTGCAATCTCTTCTAAAGTCATTGGTTAGGGTTAGGTCGTTTCTTCGTCCTCGTCTTCCTCGTCATCATCGCCCTCAGCAGGAGCAGGGACGGCAGTACGGGCGTTCATCACGCTCTGCGGAGTCATCGTTCTGGGGGCTTCTTCAGCCGGAACAAGAGCCTTCGCAAGGGTCGCAAGGGCTTCCTTCTGCTCTTCCAGGGTGAGTTCAAAGAAGTTCTCGTTCTGGGCAATCGCAGTCTTAATCAGCGACTCCAACTCAAAGTGCAGAATGGCCTTCCATTTGGGAACAAGCCCGGTGGAAACCAACGCCAAGACATCCTTCGTTTCCAGGTTGAACAAGGGGTCGGCCTGCACCGCCAACTTCATAATCGCTGATTTCTCCTCTTGAATGGGGAATCGGGTATCTAAATACTGCTGTGCCAACATCGCCTTGCTGAAGGTCGGAGCCTTCTCAATTTCAGCGGTCAACTCGGCATCGGTGCGCATCTCAAAGTTCTGCGGATAGCGAATCGCAGGCATCGCAAAGTCTGCACCATACCGCATCTCGCCAATCGTCTTGATAGCGAACTCAAAGTCGTGGAAGACCGTATTGGCAAAGCGGAGCAGGAAGGAATACAACTCCTCCCGGTCAATCGCCTTACCCGTGGCAGTCTCACGGCCCGAAATCTTCTCGTTGTTCATTACATCAATGGACAACAACTCAAAGGCCATCTGAATGTTGGTAATGACCTGCTTGTTCAAGAACTCAAGGATCTGCGGATCCAACTCAATGAACCCGGCAGGGGGGATGTTCACCTTCGTCTCTACCTCGGTGGTAAAGCGGTTCGGGGTCTGCACTTGATAGACCGACATCGGCCCGAACATCCGCTTCGTACCAGAACCACCGCAGTTAGAACAAGCAATCGCCACCTTCTCCTCAAAGCCCAATGCCTCCTCGGTATAGCCCGAACCGTTGCACTTGTCGCACTCGTCCACATACTCCCACTTCTGCAAGAAGGCGTGGCTGTACTTGGACATCTGCAAGGTGCTGAAATCGCACACGGCTTGGTCAAGAGCCGGGATAGCCGGGGTGTAGAAGGATTGGAAGTAGTAATCGCCTTGCTCCTGCACCGAAATACCGCCCAAACGAGTGCAGGGCATCTTGCCCATATCGTGCTTGTAGTAAAGCTCAATCTCAAAGGTGTAGTCGGCCTTCTTGCCCACCTGCTTGGCAATCTGAATCTCGTTCTTGTCAAAGATGAAGAACACAAGGCCATCGTCCGTTTTGGTACGGCCATTCTCCACCTCCGAGCCGTAGTCGGCCTTAATGATGGCGTATTCGTTCTCCTTCCAGGCCCAGACCCGCTTGGAGTGGAAGCAATGGGCCACCGGGGTGGTTTCAACGGTGTCGTTGAATGTGCCGTCCTCAAAGTATTGCAGGTTCGCAGGCATAATCGCCAAGACCGCGTTGGGGTCGGTCAAGGTCATAAAGCTCACAATCTGCTGAAAGTAGTTCTCCAAAGAACCAAAACGAGGGTAGTCCTCGGTGAAATAACGCTCCTCGGAAGCGTCATCAAAGCGCATCTCGTAGTTCTGCCGGTTCCAAACCCTTCCCGCAATGTTCACGGCCTTGTGGAAGTAAGGCACGGTGATAGGCTTGTAGATGTTCTTGCGGTAGTTGAACTCGTGGGGAAGCTCGTTTGGAGCCTTCTCCTTGAACAACTTTTCCGGGAAAGCATCGTAGTCGGAGTGAATACGAAGCCTCATCTCCATTTCTACGCAGGCCCGGTAGGTCGGGTAGAAGTCAGGGATGTAGAATTTGTCGGACTTCTTCTTCACCTCGTACTTCTTGTACTCGGCAATGATGTGGTCTAACAAGGGTTTGACCTGTTCAGTTGTCATAGCTATCGCTTTTTACCGCCTCTGCACTTGCACATTGGGATGGAGTTTATGCTCAAAATTACGCAATTTATAGCCATCCTTTGTATGCGTCAAAGAACTCTTCATAAGGATATTGTGTCTTGTTCTCAACTTGGGCCTTCATAGGCACATTGAACATCGCCTGAATGCCATTCCTATCTGGAGAATACTTCTTGGGAAGAGAAGGGATGTCGTGTTCGCAGAATCCCGCAAAAGCCCGGTTGAACAAACTGTACTTTGCAACCCCCGGCTTTACTCCGTTATCCCTGACATCGCTTGAAACATCGTGAATGTGAGGGCAGTCAAACGATGGAGGCATAAATCCATAAGCCTCAATGTGCCGGTACATCATATCCCCATCCTCCTCTCCAAAGCCAAGCAACCGTTCATCAAACCAATTCAACTCCATCATCGTCTTCCTTGAAGTCACAAAGTGCGACCAAGAGCCGTTCAAGGTGAACATATTAGCGTGGGTCGTAGATATTTGAGAAATCCTATCCATAAGAGCCTTTGGGTTGCTCACTCTCAAATCGTCATTCAGAATTAAGATGTGAGAGGTCGGAGAATGCACCACAAGGTCATTCCACATCTTTGCAAGGCCACGCATCTCTTGGTAGAAGATGGGACTTACATTGTCGTGTTTCGCAAGGAAATTAAGCATCTCCCTGCGGTACTCGTTGTCCAAACCCTTTCCGTTGGAAGCATTCACGGCCACAATGACATTCATCCCATTTAAATCCTCCATCAAGGGGACAAAGTGGGAGTGAAAACGCTCCTTGAATGTCGTTATGCCGATATACATCACTTCGCCTTAACGCCCCAAAAGTACAAGTCCCAACCCTGGATGGATGCTTCGCATTTCTCAAAAGGCAATCCCTTCAAGGCCAATTCCAAATCGCTCTTGGAGATGTTTCGGTAGTAGTCGGTGGTGAAAGGTGAGTTCCATCCTTCAGACTTACTCGTGCCGTGTTCTGGCCTTCCGGGAGCAGCGCAGGTAATCACAATCAGACCACCGGGCTTACAAGCCTTATACATCGCCTTAATGCTCTTCTTCCAAAACTTATCGTGTTCAAGCATCTCGCCCGAAATCACCACATCAAAACGCTCGTCCGTTTCCTCAATCCACTCGTGGATGTAGGCCACGACATCAACATTCTTCCCTTCACCGATATCCATACCGAGATATTCGCAGTCCTCAAAGAATTGCAAGTTGCTCCCGTTGATATCCTGACTTCCGACATCAATGACCTTTTTGCCTTTGAACATTTCGGGAAAACCTGCCTTTACGACATTAATGAAATCTACTTGTTGTTGGTGCATAACTTATTGGTTTAGAATAGTTTGTTTGATTTTTGAATAAAGCGTGTACTCCTCGGCATACTTATGAACCCACTCGTTCATCTGCTCAACGATAGGCTGAGGCCGAGTGCAGGTAATAATGC